CCCAACTAGGGTATGTCATTTGGTGGGTGGTAGTAGAAGTGGTAAAACATACGCTACACTTCAATGGCTTATCGTACAAGCGCTTCAAAACAAAGAGCTGGTAACTATTGTAAGAAAAACAATACCATCGCTTAAAAGGACTGTAATGAAGGATTTTAAGGATGTGATGCAAACGATGGGAATTTGGAATGAGAATGATTTTAATATATCAGATAGAACATACACATTCTTTAATGATTCACAAATACAATTCATCAGTACAGACAACGCCGAAAAATTACGTGGCGTTAAATCAAACATACTATGGATTGAAGAAGCATCGGAAGTAGATTCAGAATCATACCTACAATTACAAATTCGTACAACAGGTAAGATAATACTAAGTTATAACCCTACAGTATCTCCATGGCATTGGCTAAGAGAGATGGTAGATTGTAGTAGGTACTTCTCTAGCTATAAGGATAATCCCTATTTAGAACGAAGTGTAATACGAGCATTGGAGGATTTGAAGAACACCAACCCTAAAGCTTATCAAGTTTATACAAAGGGTGAGTACACAACAAACGATAAAGCAATCTTTGAGTTTGAGCAAGTGGAATGGTTGCCGGATGAAGCAGAGTTTATAGCATGGGGCTTGGATTTTGGATATGCGAATGACCCTAACGCATTAGTTAGTGTATGGAAGATGAATGGTAATGAGCTATACATCTTAGAACATTGCTATGAGAAGGGAATGATTACGGGAGAGATAATTGATATGTTAAGGGCTGCTGTAAAAGATAGAGAGGAGATATGGGCAGATAGTTCCGAACCAAGACTAATAGAAGAAATCAGTAGAGCTGGTTTTAATATCAGACCTGTAACAAAGGGTAAGGATAGCATTAACTTTGGTATAGGAGTATTGCAGAACTATAAGATAAAGATACCTAAGAGTTGTCAGAACTTAGTAAACGAATTCTATTCATACGAATGGGAAACGGATAGGTTCGGTAAGATGTTAGATAAGCCCGTAGATTTCAATAACCACTTATTAGATGCGGCACGCTATGTAGCAATGATGAGGTTATCACACTCTGCAGCAAACAAAGGAAAATACACAATTACAATTAGATAATATGAAAAGATGTATAGTAGTGCAAGGACCTGTTGAACAAAACTCAATAGAACAAATAAGAAAGTGTTGGAAAGGATACGATGTAATCTATTCAACATGGAAAGCATTTGAAGGTACGTTTACAAATGATGAGATAGCAATATACTCACAACTGCCACCAACAACAGGCACATACAATATGAACTATCAAAAGACAAGTACGTTAGCTGGATTAGAATTAGCTAAGAAGATGGGATATGATAGAGCCTTAAAGATGAGAAGTGATATGTGGGTAAAGAACCCTGAAGCACTATTTGAAAAGTTTACTGATGGATACAACACTTTGTTTTGGGTAGACCATAGAGGTGGTTACCTTTCAGATTATTGGATGGAAGATACAGTAGATAACTTACTAACACTATGGGATGTAGTGCCTGAAGGTACACACCCTGAAAGAGTACTAACTGATAGGATAATGGAATTGGGATGGAAGGATAGAATAAATCTATTGGTGGGTGAATTGAATGAGGATGTAGATATTTTTTGGAATACTAGATATGGGCCATATTGGCAACACAACTTAAATAAAGAAACAATATATAAAAACAATACAACATGGAAGAACAATTAGATTTAGACAACCTTACCAAAGCAGATTTTATGGCGATGGCTGAATATGTAGCACACACCGAAGCCATCAATCGTAAACTATTAGAGGATTTGAGAGAAGCTAAAGCATCTCTAGCAGCAACAGTCCATCAAAGGAACTCGCTGAATGCAAGATTACAAAACCTTATGAGTGATAGAATAAACACCATAGATGTATCAGCAATAAAAGCGGAAGTAATTAATACTAACATTGAATTGATGAACCCAGAACAATATAGAGAAAAGAAACAATTTTAATATGATAAAAATTAACAAAGAAAATTGGAGTGTATATTATAAACAAAGATTTATAAGCGAATGGCTATTATTAACATTAGATACCGAACTATTTCAAACGGATGATAGAGGGTGTGTTATATTAGAAGCTATAGAAGAAGTATATAATTGTGTATATTCAGAAGGAGATGGTATTCACACAAGCTATGTAAAGCTATTCAAAAGAAAATAATATGAAGCAAGAGATAAAGATAACAGTACCAACACAATGGTCAGCAATACCATTAAAGAAGTACCTAGCATTACAAAATGATATAAAGGTATATGGAGAGCAAGAAGAAGGATATATAGCCTGTTTAATGCATCACCTATGTGGATTCAATGTAGAGTACCTAACACAATTAGATACTGAAACCTTTACTAATATTAAAAACAATTTAGTAGGGTTTATGGGTAAGACTGAATTACCATTACAAAGGTTTATTAAAATCAATGGAGTGGAGTATGGGTTTGAACCTAACTTATCTAAGATGGCTTATGGAGCTTATTTAGATATAGCTAAGTGGGATACGTTTACCATCAATGAGAATTGGGCTAAGATAATGAGTATCCTATATAGGCCTGTAACATCTAAGACTGGTTCGTTATATGAGATTAAACCATACGATGCGGATACTAATGAGGAGTTATTCTTAGAGGTTGGTATGGATGTTCACTTTGGTGCATTGTTTTTTTTTGTTCGTTTATTAACGGACTTACCGAATTATATCCTGAAATCTTTGATGGACCAGGGGGAGATACCTCACAACATCAAATCAATTTTGGAAAAAAGTGGAAAAATTATTCCACCGTTGTCCAACTGGCGAATGGAGACATTAGAGTAATGGATGAGATTACCAAACTACCATTAGAACAATGTTTGTTATTCTTATCATATCAATCAGATTATAATCAGTTACAAAATCTACTACACAAAGAGGTATTGGCTAAAACCGCAAGGTAATCCACTACATTTTTGTGTTTCGTTGTTAAAAGAATAAAATCATTAGTATATGCCAACTCCAGCTTACTTAGCCCGATTTCAAGCAACATCAGGCGTTTATTTAGGACCTACTAGGGGAAAGAGTTCACCAAAGAACAATCGTAGAGCTTGTTTGTGTATAGGTTCTAACACATATTCACGTAAATGTTGCGATGGAGCATTGATTCAGCAAGGTATTGGACAAACCCAATCACCAGCAGCATTTGCATCAAGAGGTGGATTTAGTGTTGGGTTTTCTGATGGTTTCGATATAGGTACACCTGTTTATTAAAAAAATATAAATTGATATGTCTCAATTAAACAAAACGCAATTACAAAACGAAAACAATAATTCGTTTCCAAATAACAATAGTGGATTTATAACCCCTACGTTACTTCGAACATTCAATACCAATATGATTGATAGTTTGGTGGATGAAGGAACTTTTAATTCTTTTTCACAATCACTATCAGCATCAATTGAAGCATTGGAGCTATTTAGTTCTTCAGTAGATTTGAATTTCGTATCTGCAGCAGAATTAAATGCATCTTCATCTACGCTACAAAACAATATTAATGAGAAGTTATTTACTTCTTCATTCTTAGCGTATTCAGCATCAACTGCTCAAACTATTAATAACATTGATGCGGTTAATGATACTATATTCGGACAATATACTGCATCGATAAATGCATTTAGTGCATCCGTTAATAGTACAACTGGAAGCTTGAATTCTAAAACAGGTTCTTTTGCAACTACTGGTTCTAATAACTTTGTATCACAACAATCGATACAAACAACATTATTAGTAAACGATATTAATACATCAGGTTCTGGTGATATTAGATTACAATTATCAGCAAGTAGAATTATTTTAGACTCAAACCTACCAGCTTTAGTTAGAGGTAATGGATTAATTGTGAGTGGTGGAGCATTAACAACTCCTACTATATCAGAGTATGTGACAAATCAGGGTATATCAATACAAGCAGCAGATGTAAGAGTAACTGGAGATTTAATTGTAACAGGTTCAGTAACAGCATCTTTACAACAGGGATACGCATTAGTGGGTGGAGCTGGTAACGTATCTATATCAGTACCAACATCATCATTCGGTGGTGGAGGAACTGGAGTAGGTTTTCCTTTTAGTGGCTCTGCACAAATTACAGGCTCTATGGGAGTTACTGGTTCGGTTAGTGTATCTGGTAGTTTACAAATATCAGGCTCAAACCCAACACAACGTTCAGGCTCATTCTCAGGTAGCTTGATTTCAAATATAATAGATACATACACAAATATATTACCTGCTCAATATGTGGTAACAATAGATAGTGCATCTTATGGTTCACTATTAGCATCAGGTCAAACAAACCCTAATACATTATACTTTGTATCAGGTTCAGCAAATGGAACATCGGGTACTGCAGGTACATCAGGTACATCAGGATTAAATGGTGCTACGGGTGACAGATTTGCATCACAATCAACATCATCAATTTCTATTGGTGCAGCTGGTGATACTAGAACAATAAACATATCAGCATCATTACAATGGACACCTGGTCAACAGGCAATAGTTGCTAATAGTAATAGTAACAAAATGGAAGTTAGTGTTATCTCATACAATATTGTAAGTGGGGTAATGAACTTTGTTATTGATACACCAACTGGTGGTGGAACATATTCTCTATGGAGTGTAAACTCATTAGGAGCAACGGGAGCATCAGGTACTTCAGGTACAAGCGGAATTAGTGGCACATCGGGTATTAGTGGCACAGCAGGTACTTCTGGAACATCAGGAGTAAATGGAAGTTCAGGTACTTCAGGTGTAGATGGTACTTCAGGAAGTAGTGGTATAAACGGAGCAGATGGAGCAGATGGAACAAATGGTACATCGGGCTTATCGGGAACTGCTGGTACAAGCGGAACAAGCGGAGTATCGGGTACGAGTGGTGTAGATGGAACAAGTGGTGTGGATGGTACAAGCGGTGTGAGTGGAACAAACGGAGTAAGTGGCACAAGCGGCGTAGATGGTACATCAGGTTCTTCTGGTCTTTCATTTGATTGGAGAGGTGAATGGGATAGTGCAACAACTTATCAAATTAATGATACTGTAGAATACAATGGTAACTCTTATGTATCAGTAACTTCAAACACAAACAAACAACCAAACGTATTTACATCTGATTGGAACTTAGTAGCTCAAGCTGGTCTTAACGGAACAAGCGGAGTGAATGGCACTTCAGGAGTAGATGGTACGAGTGGTGTAAATGGAACTTCTGGATTGAATGGTAGTAATGGTACATCAGGAGTTTCTGGAACTTCTGGGGTATCAGGAACATCAGGAATTAATGGTATAAACGGAACGTCTGGAATTAACGGACAGAATGGCTCAAGCGGTGTTAATGGTACGAGTGGAGTTAATGGAACAAGCGGTACTAATGGACCGGCAGGTACTTCTGGCGTAAATGGTACGAGTGGTGTAGATGGAACAAGCGGAGTTAATGGAAGTAATGGAGTTAATGGAAGTAATGGTACAAGTGGTATTACACCATCTTTAGGATTTGCTTCTGGTTCAACAAACATTGGTACAGCAACCTATTTACAATTTAGTGGCTCATCCGTACAATCACTTACAATTAATAATAACACTGCATCTATCACATTGACAGGTGGAAGTGGAACTGGAGTAGGATTTCCATTCTCTGGTTCAGCACAAATTACTGGTAGCTTAGGAGTTACTGGTTCAATTAAGATTTCAACAGGCTCATTTAGTGGCTCGGTGATTGATAATATTGGTGACATCTATACTGATGTAGAACCAATTGAACACATCGTAACTCTAACTGAAGCTCAATATAACGCATTAGCTAACCCTAATGCAAATACATTATACATCATATCAGGTTCAGCGGTTGATGCAGCATTTCCTTTTACTGGTAGTGCATTAATCACAGGCTCATTAGGAGTAACTGGTTCTATCACTCAAAGAGTTGCTGGATTTAGTGGCTCGGTAATTAGTAACATATATGATACATACACAACTGTACCTGCGGTTACTAACATTGTAACATTACCATCAGCATCTTATGGAGCATTACTTGCAGCTGGAACTGCTGATGCAAATACAATGTATGTTATCTCTGGTTCTAACTTAACTGCTGGAACAAATGGTTCAGCTGGAACTTCTGGAGTATCAGGAACATCAGGTATCAATGGTACGAATGGTGTAAATGGTGCAAATGGAACATCTGGAATAAATGGTACGAATGGTATTACAACAACAATATCATCATCGTTTACAGGCTCTTATGGAGTGACAGGTTCAATAATACTAACAGGTTCAGCGCAAGGTAATGTGGTAGCAGTATCGGTAGCAAGTAATACAGCATCAATTGATTTGAACGCTGGTAACTTCTTTACTGTAACATTAGCAAATAACGCTACAACACACTTTAATGTGTTTAACGCAAACCCTGGTGAGAACGCAAACATATTTGTAACAACTGGTACTGTATCAACTGCATCATTTAGTACAAACGTAAGACAACCATCTGGTTCATTCTACTTACCATCATCTGGTAGTGGAGTAAAAGATGTGTTATCATTAGTAGCTGAAAGTAGTACATTAGTACACATAGTGAACGCAAAAAGATTTATATAATGAGTTTATTCACATCAACAATGTTTTATAATATACAAGCCGTATCGGCAGCACCTCCAGCAGTAGTATCTGTTGAATACTTAGTAGTAGCCGGAGGTGGTGGCGGTGGAGCTAACGTAGGAGGTGGTGGTGGAGCTGGAGGTTTACTTTCAGGTTCATTCTCTCCTGCAATTCAAGCTTATGTAGTTAAAGTTGGTGCGGGTGGAACGGCTGGAACTTCAGCAAATAGAGGTGGCACTGGTGTTACTTCATCATTTGATTTCCCTAACGTAACAACATATATGGCATTAGGTGGTGGTGGAGGAGCTGGTGCTAATGCTGGACAAACTGCAACTCCCGGAGGTTCTGGTGGTGGTGGTGATTATGGAAACTTAGCGGCAGGTTCGGGCTCATTTGGACCACCAATTCAGGGTTACCCTGGTGGAGCTGGATTATATGTACCATCCCCTCAAACACTACAAGGTGGAGGTGGTGGTGGTGCGGCCGCAACAGGTTCTGCTGGTGTTGGTGCTGCTAACACAGGTGGTGATGGTGGTATTGGTAGACAATCAGCAATTAATGGTACTCTTACTTACTACGCTGGTGGTGGTGGAGGTTGCCGTTCTAGGGCTAGTAATACAGTTGCAGCACCTGGTGGTTTAGGTGGTGGAGGTAGAGGTGGTTCGGATGTGGATGTACCGAATTCACCAAACGTAACACCAACTGCAGGAACTGCTAACACCGGTGGTGGTGGAGGTGGAGCAGCATGGGGTGGTGCACTAAATGGACAAGCTGGAGGTAGTGGTATAGTAATATTTAGATACTTAGCATCTTCAATGACAGCAACAGGTGGAACTGAAACTACGGATGGAGCATTCAAAGTTCACACATTTACATCATCAGGAACATTTACAAGAACAGCATAAAATTATAATAGTATGGCACACTTTGCAAGAATAGACGAAAGGGGTTATGTACAGGAAGTATTAGTAGTAGATAACTCACAAGAACATAGAGGACAAGAATTCCTAGCTGATGAGTTAGGATTAGGTGGAAGATGGATACAAACATCATACAATGGTAACTTCAGAAAGCAATACGCTGGAATAGGTTATTGGTATGATGAAGCAAAAGATATTTTTGTATCCCCTAAACCATATCCTTCTTGGGTATTAGATAGTAATTCAGATTGGAAAGCACCAATTGCACAAACTAATGAATTAACTTATTGGGATGAAGATACACTAAGTTGGAAAGAATATAATTTAGATAGCAATGTTTAAGATAAGAATAGGTAGTAAAACATTTGGTAGAATATCAGTAGGTAGTAGTAACTTTGGTAGCATTCAAAAGAGTGCTCCTGTATTTGTACAACCTATACCTCCTACACCTGTTCCTACATCTACAACATCAACTACATTACCGATTGGTACATGGATATTAGCCACTGGATTTTGGAATGATAGTGGTGTTTGGATAGACTCATCATTTTGGATAGATTAAAAATAATATATTATGCCTTTAGAAACAATTAACAATGGAGATAGTGGATTAATAGCAAGAGCAAAGATTAATGCTGCTATTGATGCAATTAATGCAATGACTAGTACAACAACTACTAGCACATCTACAACAACTCAACCTACTACAACAAGCAGTACTACTTCAACAAGTACTACTACTCAACCTACTACAACAAGTAGCACAACAACATCTAGTTCTACAACTACGATACCTACAACTACAACAAGCAGTACAACAACTAGTAGTACAACTACTTCTTCAACAAGCACAACTACAATGCCAACTTCATACAATTATATGATAACTAATTGTGCTGGAGGGGCTTCTTACACAATATCAACTACGATGTTTTTAAGTTCAGCTGTAGTTTATAAGTTCTTTGCACCTGGCGCAGCTTATGATACCAATGCATGTTGGCAGGTAACTCCTTCTGGAATGGGTGGTACTTTATCAACTGTTACAAATACATTTGGTAGTTGTATAGAATGTACTTCTGGTACTACTTCTTCTACAACAACTAGCAGTACTTCAACAACAACTTATACACCACCACCAACAACTACATCAACAACAACAATACCATAAGATATGCAAACAGTCTATATAGGAACTACATTGGTAAATGATGTGATGTTAGGTTCACAAAGAATGGATGATGTCATTGCTAGACAATACCCATTAACTATTGAATGGTTACTATTAGGAGGAGGTGCTGGTGGTGGGGGTTCATCCGGCGGCAGTAGTAATGGTGGCGGTGGAGGAGCTGGTATATTTGTATCATCATCTTTTATAGCACAACCAACAACTGTAAGTAATTCAATAACCATTGGAACTGGTGGGAATGGTGGTAATAACACATTTGGTGGAAATGGTGGACAAAGTGAAATAACAGGAACAATAAACCAAACTGCGCCAGGAGGCGGAGGTGGTGGACAAGGTGCAGGTTCTGGTACTAATGATAATGGTAGAAGTGGTGGTTCAGGTGGTGGAGCTGGTGATAATGCAGGAGCTACAGGTGGTGGAGTTAGTTTTACTGGAAGTCCACTACAAGGATTTTTTGGAATTGGTGGAGACTCTAATGGTTCATTAACTATTGGTGAAGGTGGTGGTGGAGCAGGTGGTAACCATACAGGTTTAGGAAATGGTGGACCAGGTAGAGCTTGGGTAGATGGAGTAACCTATGGTAATGGTGGTAATGGTTTTGGAGGAGGTACTGCAGGAACTTATGGTAGTGGTGGTAATGGAACTACCACAACAGGTGGAAATGGAGCTAATGGTGTTTGTATATTTAGATACTCTGGAACTCCTAAGGCAACGGGTGGTACAATTACACAAACAGGCGGATATACATACCATACATTTACAACATCAGGTACATTCACATATTAAAAGGAACTTATGATAGTATATTTTGGAAATAGAAAAATAAATAATTTATATAGTGGAGATAAAGAAGTACTATCACCAACTACTGATGCTCAAGTAAACTTTGCATTAGATATTGAATATCTTATAGTAGCAGGTGGTGGAGCAGGT